TATACAACCCAAATGGAAAACGTACCAGAGACAAGTTCATGGGCAAATTTGATATGATCGTAAAAGACGAATTTGACACCATTTGGTTCTTCGAACACAAAACCACTGCAGACAGCGTAGATAATCGCTTTGAGACAGTCGAATTGGAAGAACAACTTAATAACTACACTTTGGTGGCAAGCACCATGTATGAAGATTATGGCGGTGGTATCCTTAATGTAATAAGGAAGAAAGCACCACGCAAGCCTGAACCATTGAAGAATAACAAGGGATTAAGTGTAGCCAAGAATATTGATACAACATATGAGATATACATGGAAGCAATCATTGAACATGGCTTTAATCCTGCAGATTATACAGAAATACTTGGAATACTGAAAGAGAAGGGAGACCGTTTCTTTGGTAGAAAGATAGTATCCCGCAAACAGCACCAGATATTGGAGACAAGAGACGAAATTTTCTACACGGTGCAGGCAGTCAAAAATATGCTCAAGATGTACAAGAAAACTGGCTTAGAAAGCATTTTCTATAGGACACCTACTTACATGTGCAAGAACTGCCAATACTGTAATCTTTGTATACTCGACAGCAAGAAGTGTGATGTCGAAAGTTATATTGCAGGCAACTTCACAAAACGTGAAACCATGAATCCTGAGTTATCTATGCAAGAACCTGAAAATTCATGAAGAAAACACATGGAATTGAACAAAAGTCATAAGCGTATAATTGTTGTGTATGGTGGGTAAGCTTCATGTGCAGCGGTGGAAACGTTGCTAGGCAGATACAAGACGCTGCACAACTTCTTCATCCATACGTTAAACAGCCGATTGCGGCAGAAAGGAGAACCGAATACATGGCACAAGAATTTACCAAAGTTAAACAGCCGATTGCGGCAGAAAGGAGAACCGAATACATGGCACAAGAATTTACCAAACTTCTTCAAAAGAAGGCAGTTGCAGTGGAAGATATTGAGTATTACATCAAAATCCTCATATACGCTGCATCAGGTATTGGTAAGACAGTGCTTGCAGGCACAGCACCCGACTTATTTATTATATCGGATGAGAATGGCTTGTTATCACTGAAAAACCCTGACTTGAAGGATATTGTAAATCAAAAGGCAAAGTCATTTCCACTTGACAATTTCATTGAGATGAATATCTTATATGAATTCCTCTACAATCATTGTTTACTGCGTGACCGCCTAACCAAACTGCAAAAGCAGTACGCAGGCAAGACAAAGAAGGAAGTACCAAAGGATGCAGTTGCACGACTTGAGAAAATCAAAGATGCATTATGGAGCATGGAATACGACAATGAACCTAGAAATGGGCAAGAACCAAAGTTGTATTATTGCGTTGCAATTGATTCATTGACAGAATTGCAGAAACGTTCTATGGACAGAATCATTGATATCAAGCACGGTGGCACTTGGAACCAAATTGGTGATACAGATGATGGTGGCATGATCTGCGTCGATGAAGATGAAGAGAAACAAGCAGACCTTGAAGCAGCAGTACAAGCAGCATTAGACGCAGCACAAGTTGATGATACAGATATGGTCACAGGATTTGCAGATTTTGAAGTCAAAGCAGCAACATTACCTGATTATGGTAGCAATACCAATCAGATGAGAAAAGTTGTTAGAGCGTTCAGGGACTTGCCAATGAATGTCATATTCACAGCGTTAGAGAAGGAAGTTAAGGACGATCTTACTGGCGAAATGTACACTAGACCTGCTTTAACTGACAAATTGTCAGAAGATGTATGCAGTTATGTTGACATAGTGGGATATTATTATGTCAGACAAAACAAGGATGATGACACCAAACTTGACAGAATATTGCAAGTGCAGCCATTCAAAAATAAGACAGCTAAGGACAGGTCTGGCAGACTTGGCAATGGTATCATGAACCCTACATTTAAACGCATCATGGGATTGATCACAGGGCAAGAATCATGAAACATGGAATGAGTGGTACAAGAATCCATCTTAATTGGTGTGAAATGCGTCAACGCTGTAATAACCCCAATAGCAAAGATTATCACAATTACGGTGGACGTGGGATAAAAATTTGCGAAGAATGGGATGAATTCATGGTTTTCTATAATTGGGCTATAACACACGGTTACAATGAAGATTTGTCACTTGACAGAAAAGACAACAACTTAGGTTATAACCCAGAAAATTGCAGGTGGGCGACACGCATAGAACAAGGAAACAACAGAAGAACGAACACACTAATAGAAATAGATGGTAAATTAGACACCATAGCAAATTGGGCAAGATTAGCAGGTATAACAAGATTTTTAATGCGTCAAAGATATGTCGATGGTAAACGTGGAAAAGATTTGTTAAAACCTGCAAGAAAACGTTGTAAGCAAGAACAATAATATAAGAATGCCCACAGGGCAAGCCGATTGCGGCAGAAGGAGATAACCATGGCACTTAAAAAGAAGATTGATTTTTCAAACGTATCAGAGGGTTTTGACCTCTTACCAGCTGGAACATACAGCTGCCATATCTTTGACTTGACTGAGAAACAATCAAGCAATGGTAATGACATGTTGAAGGTGGTTCTCAAGGTAAGCAAAGGAGAATTCAAAGGTAGACAAATATTTACTAACTTGACATTTGTTGAGTCGGCTATGTTCAAAATCAGAGAGTTCCTTGTAGCATGCGGTGCTACCATCGGTAAAAAATCAGTTGACATTGATTTCAGCAAATGCGTAGGCAAAGAGATCAAAGTCATCATTTACCACAGAAAGAACACACAGACAGAAGAAATGTACGCAGACGTAAAGAAATTTCTTCCTTTGTCTGCTTATAATGCATCTGTATCTGGTGGCCAGCCTTCAGGTGAAGCTTCTACACCACCACCTTCTACACCACCACCTGCAGACGATGATGACGATGTACCTTTCAAATAAAAAGATTTGCTACAACCAGAGAATTCACTTGACCATGTGGTCTTACAAATTAATATCTCTTTGAACTTGTAGCATTTTTATAAAATACTAAACCCTTAGAACCCACGAAACCCTTGGCTTGAATGAGCCAAGGGTTTTTGTGCCAAAATTAATTACCAGTAATATACCAGAAAATAGTGTGTAGAATGTATTTCCCGTATTAAGTGTAAAATTAGGAGAAAGGAGTGATGATATGCTAAGACACAAAATTAGTATTGTTCTAGCACCAAAAGTGTTAGAAGATCTAGATGGCATAGCAAAGACAAACAATATCAAATCAACTGAAATTGTGACAAAATTAGTTGAAGAATTGTTCCGTAAGAAGAAATTGCTTGTAGAAATACTAGCAGAGATAGATCTAACAGTTGACTATGATTTCGACAAGCCAGAAGTCGTTCAATTACCATTTAAAACCAAACAAATTGTTATACCAGATAAGTGCCCAGCCTGTGGTGAAACAGAAGATGTGCTGGGTGATAAAGTTCTATACGAAACTGATGGCATGGTATACTGCAAAGCTTGCTATGGCAAATTTAAACTTGAGATGAGGTAGGAGGTAGATGTATGAAACATGGTAAATGTGGCACTAGATTATATAATATTTGGAGAAAAATGTGTCAACGATGTGATTGCATCACTAACAATCATTATCACAATTATGGTGAACGTGGGATTGCAGTGTGTGAAGAGTGGTATTCATTTGAATTATTCTATAATTGGGCGATAGAAAACGATTATAGTGAAGAACTTTCCATTGACCGCATTGACAACGATGGAAATTATGAACCTGGCAATTGTAGGTGGGCAACACGTTCTGAACAACAAAACAATACTAGAAAAACAATACGCATCACAATTAATGGCATTACAGATACACTTCTTGGATGGAGTAAACGCACAGGACTTAAGCTTAGAATGTTACAAGACAGGTATCACAGAGGTTGGCATGACGAACGATTAATACAAGGTGGTGACAAGTGTGGCAAAGAAAAGATATGTTGAAAAGTATGCTAATTTCTACAGCAAATTTTATGACAATTTGACTCCCAACATGGCTGGGGAATGTAGCTGCAAAGCCTTTTGTCATGATGATAGACATGAGTCCATGAGTATCAATTTGATGACTGGCAAATATATGTGTCACACTTGCAGCAAAGGCGGTTTTGTATATGACTTCTACAAGGATTACAGGGAACTCATAGATAATGAAGAAATTGATATCAATTATGCCAAAGGCATTTGTGATGATATCATGGATGGCAAAGAAGCTGACGAAACCATCATAAAGCTTGAATTTGACCTACCTGACGAAGAAATAATTGAAGCTAAACATGAAGCCTTGTTGGATGAACGTGGCAGCGAATTTTACAAATTTTTGACAACAGAACGTGGCTTAACCAGAGAGACCATTATTAAGCGTAAACTTATGTGGTGGAGTGCAGAACGTATTGGTATACCAATAATAGAACACAAAAGATGTGTTGGTGTGAGATGTTACGGCACGCACAACAAGAACAAAATGATATGGGATAAAGTTGGAAGAACATGTAAATTGTACCCTCTCGATAATTTGAATAATGACGAACCGATATTGCTATGTGAAGGTGAAGTTGACTGTATTCTAGCCAATCAAATAGGTTATAACGCAATGACCGTCACAGGCGGTGCAGGAACATGGAAGGAAACATTTTCACCGTTGTTTAAAGACAAAATTGTGTGGATTGCGTATGATACTGACAAGACTGGTGATAGTGGTTCATTCAAGGTAGCTAGTAGCCTTATAGATTATGCTAAGGAAGTCAAGATTATTCACTTGCCAATAACAGACGACAAGAACAAAGATATAACTGATTTCTTTGTAAAACTTGGGTACTCAAAATCAGACCTAGATTCAGTTATAGATAACACACCTGTATTCAAGTCGACTACACGTAAGAAGGCTTCAGCCAACGTTTGTAAGAAGATCGAATTGAATGAGATTAATGCTAACCATGGTCTAACTTATGAAATAAGATGTATGGTAGCAGGTAAAAGCAGTTCTTCATACCTTGTGCCTACAAAATATGCCATAAGATGTATACCGCTGGCAAATGGAAATATGTGTCCAAATTGTCCATGTTCCGTTGGAACGTCAAGCACGTTGGAAATGCAGTTGGAACCAACTGAGAGAACTATACTGCAATTGTTTGAATGCAGCGACAATGAGAAACAAAGAGTTTTAAAGGAAAATGCAAACATACCTATAATGTGTATGAGATGCACAATTGAGGAACAAGATACCATATCCATCAAGCAAGTAATGTTGACACCAGATTTAGATTACAGTGCAGAGAGACAGGAATATGTGCTGCGTGAAGCATACGTAATTGATGATGACGTGGACACAAGCCAATCTTACATTATGCGTGGTACAACATGGTCACATCCCAAGGATCAACGTGCAGTGAGCCAAATCAATTATGTGGAACGCACTAGAGATAGTGTAGCCAGCTTTGTTATGACACCTGAGTTATATGAACGGTTGAAGATATTCCAAGCTGAGAAAGGCAAGGTTGGAGCGAAAGTCAAGGAAATTGTGAAAGATCTATCATTTAACGTTACTAAGATATATGGCAGGGATGATTTGCATATAGCAACAGATTTGGTGTTTCACAGTGCGTTAAGCTTCGAGTTTAATGGCAAGTTGGAAAAGCGTGGTTGGGTTGAATGTTTGCTGCTTGGAGATACAAGAACAGGAAAATCAGAGACGGTGCAGCGGTTGATAGAACATTACCGTGCTGGTGAGTTTCTGACAGGAGAATCTACATCGTTCGCTGGGCTTGTTGGTGGAGTTAATACAAATGGTCGCAGAAACATGGTCACTTGGGGCAAAATACCAATGAACGATAGACGTTTAGTAGCTATCGATGAGGTAAGCGGTATGTCAATAGACATTCTGGAGAAAATGTCTGGTGTTAGATCTTCAGGTGTGGCAGAAATAACAAAGATACAGATCGAGCGTACACATGCCAGAACAAGGCTTATATGGATATCAAACGATCGTGAAGGTAAAGGACTAGGTGGCAGCGGTACATATGGTGGCGTTGATGCACTTATTGAACTAATCGGAAAGATGGAAGATATAGCCAGATTTGAATTCGTTGTAACTGCAGCGAATGGCGAAGTTCCTCTGGAGGAAATCAATAAACGACTCGAACATATGGCAGTAGTGGAACACAAATACAACAGTGATTTATGCAATGCTCTTGTAATGTGGGCATGGAGCAGAAAACCAGAGCAAATACACTTCACCACAGAGGCAATTGACTGCATATATGCAGCTGCAAACTCTATGGGTGAAAAGTATGCACCACAGGTACTTCCATTGGTTGAGGGTGCAAATCAACGTGTTAAATTGTCAAGGTTGGCGGTTGCAGTAGCTTGTAGGCTATTTAGCACAACCGATGGCAATGACGTAGTTATAACACCAGAACACGTGGAGTATGTGGTTAATTACCTTAATGCCATATACAGCAAGGAAAGCTTTGGGTATGCACAGCTGTCAGAGACAGAAAACAAAAAGAAGGAATCTATTGATATAGTATACAAGGAAGTCGTTGGCATGTTCACTGCCAAAAGGAATATAGGTGATATATTTATGACTCTCAAGTTCTTTGCTATCAATGAACTGGAATTTATGCTAAATATGGATAGAGAAGAAACCAAAAAATTAATCACCTATTGCATTAAGCGTGGGTTGATAGTTAGAAGTGGCAATATGTATCGCAAAACTGAGATATTCAACACTATATTGAGAAGATGGAAAGGGAGCAGATGATATGAAGGTAGCTATTTTAGGAAGTGGAATGTCAGGTTTGATAGCCGCAAAAGCACTGGTAGATGAAGGTATTTATGATTTCAATATCTATGACAAGTGCGTCGCAAATGTATCCCAACAAAAAGGATTACATTACTTACATGGCAGCTGTAACATACCGCTTGATCCACACAGGCTTGAAAATTTGGTCGTTAAACCAGACAATATTACGGAGGATATAAGTGTGCAGTACAGTAAAAAGATCTGGGGAAATGACAAAGTGTTGAACAACTCATTGGTAAACTTGCTTGCAGAAACAACCGTTTATAATTTTCGTCAAGCCTTTGAAATATTAATGAAACGATTCGAAAACAAAATACAGAAAGTGAATGTGAACAGAGACATGATTCACATGTTTCAACAGGAATATGACTTAATAATCAGCACCATACCTCTTCAGGTGTTATATCCAGAAGCAATTTGTGAGAGTGAGGTTGTATATGCATCAGAGGGATTACCAGACGGTCTGGAATTGAAAGACTTCACTGTGATGTATAATCTGGACATGAATGTGCCTTGGTATAGAGCCAGCAAGGTCTTTGGACAGACTTATACAGAATTTGTTGGAGCACATCCAACAGCGATACCAATCAGGAAAATTAAGACACAAACATCAATCGACGTACAGCAAGTCTTTGAAGATGGGCATTTGTTATTAGTTGGTAGATTTGCTGAGTGGAACAGAAAACGTTTAGTACACGAAGTGTATAATATTGTTAGGAAGGCGGTAAAATATGGAAACTAATCATTATGATCAGTACCGTAAGAACAACTTAGAAGACATATGGGATGACCAATATGAGTTTAATAGACTGGTATTGCCATGTCCACCTGAAGAGATGACACCAGAACTAAGGCAATGGTGGCATGAGAAATACACATTACTCATCAACAAAGAACTCATGGAAGTGCTTGATGAGACTGAATTTAAACCTCATCGCAAGATCACTGGTAAGAAGACTGTTAGGAGTAATTTGACAGAGGAACTGGTTGACGTATTCAAGTACTTCATGTGTCTGTGTCAAGTCCATGGCGTCACAGCTGAAGAACTTATGGACGAATATCATAGAAAATCTAACGTAGTGAAGCAGAGATTCTATCAGGAAAGAGTATTGAAATACGACGGCAAGATAGTGGGAGTCGACATTGATGGCGTGCTTGCTGATTATCCTAGATCATTTATTGAATTTGTTAATGAGAAAACTGGCAATCATTATCCATGGCAAAACATCAGAGAATACAACATTTCGGATGTCCTGATAAAATGGGGATTGAATCCAGATGATGCAGCAAGGCTAAAACATTTATACCGTGATAGTGGACAAAAGCGTTTTATACCTGTCATCGAAGGTGCTAGACAATTCTTGGATGAATTGAAATATATGGGCTACACAGTTGTATTACTTACATCACGTCCTATTAATAGGTATAAGAGGATATTCGCAGACACCCAATACTGGTTGGTTGAAAACAAGCTACATTACGATGTGATCTTATTCGACGAAGCTAAAGGAGAACGTTTGGTCAAAGAGTTCGGACAGGATAAGGTCGAATTCTTTGTTGATGACGTTGCAGGGTTTGCCAATGGTATCAGTGACGCAGGTTTGAAATGTTATCTCATTGACAAAGCCTACAATCAAGTGCCTATTAAGGATAATGTTATAAGAGTCACAAGTTTAAAGGAGGTTCTGGAAAATGAAAGGAAAAAATGATGAAAGGCTGCATTACACCAAAAGATTTTCACTAGTATGTGAACATATTCTGGACGTTGCACGTGGGGTGAAGACAGAGGACTATGGTGAAACCTGGAAAAGACTCGGACTGATGGGAATATACGTTAAAATATTCATCAAGGAAGGACGTCTCAATGAACTCATCTGGAAGAAAGGTGCTGCTCAGGCAACAGCCAAGAATGAAAGCATTGAAGACACATTATTGGACATTGCTGCATATGCCATATATGGCATTTTGGCATTGAATGATAATAATATTGATGGCGAACAGGCAACTGAAGAACATCTAAAAGACATGGCATATGCCATCAATGAGAGATTTGAATGCAACAAATACGGTTACAAACCTATTACAGCCTACAAATCCAAATGCAACCATTGTGGAACTGAATTCATAAGTGAACAGCTGGAAACGTACTGCGAACCGTGTAAGAAAGTGTTACTAAAACAATCTGGATGTTCATGACATTTTTCAGCTACCTTGTGTTGTCATTCTGAAAGATGTGGACACTGCGAAAATACGTATGGTGCTAATATCTGCGTCACATGCAGACATTTCTAAGGAGGATAATTATAATGGCATTAGGTAAAAAGTTGTTTAAAGTCCTTATAACAAGGCTTAGACCGCAATCCCTTAGCGGTCACATAGCTGCATTGCTTGTTGAAAGGGAAGATTTTCAAGTCGACGCAATGCCAGATGACTGGGATATCACTGATTTGTCAACATATCCAAATAACTTGGGTGATTATGATATTCTGTACAATTGTACTGGTATAACGCTCAATGAGGATGTTCTGCACACATCATACACTGAGATGAAACGTGTCATGGATATAAACGTAGTTGGAGCAATGGCATTGACATCTGCATATGCCAACGCAAGGATTGCACAGAAACTTGGTGGTATTATAGTACACATTGGTAGTACTGGCAGCAGGACAGTTTTTACGAACTGCAGTGCCTATTGTGCATCTAAAGCAGCTTTGGCACACTACGTGAAATGTGCTGGTTATGAATTGAAGCCACATGACATATCCGTAATAGGTGTACATCCAGGAAATATGGTTGGTACACAAATGACAAAGAACGTGCAACTAGGATTACAATGTAATCGTGGAATGTCAAGTGAGAAAATCGATAAAATATACAGTGAAGCACATGACCCAACCGATGTAGCACAATTTTGTGTTAACTTGATGGCAATGCCATTATTTGACATGACAGGTGAGAATTACTACCTTGGTAAAGGAGCGAAGGGATGAGCCAAATACTTGATAACAATAACAACTGGAAACACGGAATGACCAAAACAAGACTTTACAGTATTTGGCACTGTATGAGAAAACGTTGTAACAACGCCAATAGTGATGCTTATCATAACTATGGTGGACGTGGAATCAAAATTTGTCCAGAATGGGATAATTTCCTTGTGTTTCATGAATGGGCATTAAACAGTGGATATTCTGATAAATTGACTATTGACCGTAAAGACAACAATGGCAATTACACACCAGACAACTGTAAATGGTCAACTAGAAAGGAGCAGCAGAACAACAGACGTGAATACAACAACAGAGACACATTAGGCAGATATATTAAGAAGGCTAATTTGAAAGGAGATCGGAAAATGGAAAACAAGAAAAGAGTGGTTTTGGTAATAGGTACAAACGGTGTTGACAACATTGGTACTGCAGTTACAGACAAGTTTGATAGAGAAGGATATACGGTGATTACAGCCGATATCAATAACAAGGCAGACGTGTTCATGGATATCACAAACAAACGCAGTGTTGAGCAGGTTTTTGAATCAATTAAAGGAGTATATGGCAGACTGGACATGGTGTTGCCATGTCACGGTATTAATATTCTTGGCAAAATTGATGACTACGCAGAAGAAAATTGGGATAGAACCATCGATATCAATTTAAAAGGATTGTTCCTGTGCCTTCAGGCGTACGTGAAATATTTCGACAATGATGGCAATAAGAAGGTGTTCTTGCCTATAACAAGCGATACCAGTGAGATTCCAAAGACTTCAACATTTGCGTATGGTGCATCCAAAGCAGCAGCAAATCATCTGATACGTTGCACAGCACGTGAATTATCAAAGTATCACAAAGATGAATGGGTAGTAACCGCAATTGCACCAGGAATGGTTGAAGGCACTCCGATGGATATCAAAACAATCAATGATTTAATGCAACAACGCAGCATAACCAAAGAAGAAGCAAGAAAACTATTGGTCAACAACATTCCAGCTGGTAGAGGTATGACAACACATGAACTGGCTGAATATGTATATTTTGTAGCTACCAAAGGAAGCTACATGCAAGGTAACATCCTAAGAGTTGACGGGGGTCAAGTACAGGGATGAGAAATGCAACTTTGTATAACAGATGGAGAAATATGCGTCAAAGATGCAATAGCAAAAGCAATAAAGATTATCATAATTACGGCTCTCGTGGTATTAAAGTGTGCGAAGAATGGGATGATTTCTTTGCATTTCAAGATTGGGCACTATTGAATGGATATTCAAAGGATTTGACACTAGACAGGAAAGACAACAACTTGGGTTATAGCCCAGAGAACTGCAGATGGGCAACCATTAAAGAACAAAGTAATAATACCAGAAAATGTGTTTGGGTGACTTTCAATGGAGTCACCGACACACTTACTGGATGGTCAAAGCGTGTCGGGATTAAGCAACCCTTACTGCATATGAGATACTCAAAGGGATGGCGTGGAGAAAAATTATTTAAACCAACAATTCATCAAACAAGGAGAATGTAATATGGGTAAAGTAGTAGAACCAAAGGTAACACTGGTTAGTTGGACTGGAAATCCAATAAAGGCTATAGCTAGCCAACTTTTGAACATGCAAGGTAAGATGTATCACAACATCGACGAGATTGATGAGGAATATGCCATAAGCCTTGTCAGAGACCTTAAGAGAACAGCACTGGCAGGTGGTTTGGAAACCGTTGATATGTTGTTCCAAATCGAGAATGTGCCAAGAGCGTTAACCCATCAATTGGTGAGAACAAGGGTAGGAGCGACTTACCACCAAGAATCACTGAGGTTCACTACACGTGAAGATGGGTTCGATTATGATATGGGTGCATCAATCAAGACAGGTGAACAGGCTGGACTATACACAGACTGCATGGAAGACATTGAAGATGTGTATAAAAGACTTATTCAGCTTGGAGTATCCATGGAAGATGCACGTGGAGTATTGCCGATAAACATCATGACCAAGATTGGCGTTAAATACAACTTTAAGACGCTTGTTCATGCCAGCCATGTAAGGTTGTGCTACCAATCGCAAGGGCATTGGAAAACGGTGTTTACCAAGATTAAACAAGAGATAGCAGAGAAGGTTCATCCAGTGCTTGCAGAATTCTTGCAGCCGATATGTGAAGTTTCTGGCAGATGTGAATATAAGGGTATATTTGATCGCCAATGTCCAAAAGAACACAAATTGATAACGGATACATGTACTAGCTGTATCAATAAAGACATATGTCTCAATAAACAGCCTTGTGCAGCATTAAAGGCTATGTACCATATAAAGGAGTAGCATATGACTGATCAAAAGATTTATATGAGCCTAGCAGAAATCCTGGCAAGAGAAAGCAACTGCTTGCGTCGGAAGGTAGGAGCGGTAATTGTATTACACAGAAAAGTAGTAGGTGCAGGTAACAATTTCTCACCAAATAAATGCCATCAATGTAAGGACATCGGTTGTATAAGGATTCAGCAAAGAATCAAGTCTGGTGAACAACAGCAGCTATGTAGAGCGGTTCACGCAGAACAAAATGCATTAATTAATGCACTTAATGAAGGAGAAACAGTAAGAGGTGCAACTATTTATGTGACACACCAGCCATGTGTTATCTGTGCCAAGCTGCTTATCAACGCTGGGATAACGACCATAATATACAAAGAGAAATATCCTGATGAACTTGCAATTATATTACTTAAAGAATCAGGAGTCAAATTAATACATTACGAAGAAGGTGAATAAATGCACACTCACAATATGTCAGGAACTAGAATTTACAGTGCTTGGAGAAACATGAAAGGAAGATGTAAACATTGTAACAGGTATGCTGATATTGTTGTTTGTGAGGAATGGGATAGCTCTTTTGAGCTATTTTGTTCTTGGGCACTTGCAAATGGGTATGAAGACAATCTTACACTTGACAGAAAAGACAATAATTTGGGTTATAATCCAGAAAACTGCAGGTGGATATCCAATCAAGAACAACAGAACAACAAGAAAGATACATTATATATCACAATTGATGAAATAACTGATACAATTGATGGATGGTGTAAAAGAACTGGTTTAAAACGAACAACATTGAGATGCAGATATTATCAAACAGGTTTAAGAGGTGAAGAACTTATTGACCTAAAGCCAAGAAAAAGAGGAAAAGGGAGTGATAGATATGGCAAGTAGTCTTCATACTCATTCAACCTTCAGTAAGCTTGACGCATTTGGCACTCCAGAACAATTAATTATACGTGCTTTAGAATTGAATCTAAAAGCTTTATGTGTGTGTGACCATGGCAATACTTCAGCACATCCAAAACTTGAGATGGCTGTCAATAAATGGGGCAAATGCAAACAGTGTGGTAAGATTATGGATATGAAAGATAAAGACCACATGTGTACTGACCCAGAATGGCATACAATCAAGCCTTTGTATGGTGTTGAACTGTACTTAAACACAAAACGACAACGCAAGAACCATATAACATTGATAGCCAAGGATATTGAGGGATATAAAAACCTTGTAGCCTTGGCATCTTTGGCATATACGGATGACCATTTTTATTATTTACCATGCGTTGATATCGAAGATGTGATTAAGTATCAGGAAGGTATTGTAGTGCTTAGTGGCTGCATGTCTGGAGCGGTTTCTGAACTAATTAATTTGAACAAGTTAGAAGAAGCAGAGCAACTATTGCTACATCTTAGCCAGAACATTGAACATTTCTATGTCGAGATCCAACCATTAGACATAGCGTATGCTATGACTGATGACGATAAGATGGAAATCGATGTAACAAGTGATTATGTAGCCAAGAAATTGATAGAGTTTGCCCAGCGTGGTTCTCTTCAGGTGGTTGCAACTAATGATGTACATTTTGTTAGAGAACAAGACAAATGGTTGCAGCATTTTCTGGCAATGGTTCGACGTAAGAAAAATTACAAGAATTTCCCAGGAGAGATGAGTGAGCGGTGTTGTTTGGTTGGTGAGGACAAGTTCAAAGAATGGCTGCAGCCATATGGTGATGATATTGTCAAAGAAGCAATAACGAATCAAGACAAGATAGCAGACATGTGTGAATCATACAAACTACCATCAGCTGCACCTATGAAGTGGAATGACCAACCAGATGAGGACAGATATCAGGAATTAGTAAAATGGTGTAATGAAGGCTGGATTTATAGAAAATGTTCGGGCGAAAAATACATGAAGCAAGGGCAATACGAGTTAGGGTTAATTAAAGAAAAAGGCTATTGCGATTATTTCCTTATAGTTGCAGATATGGTAAGATGGGCTAAGGAACACAACATCATGGTTGGTCCAGCAAGAGGTAGTGCAGGTGCATCTTTGGTGGCTTGGTTGACAAAAATAACAGAGATTGATCCAATACATTTCAAGTTGTTGTTTGAAAGGTTCTTGGATCCATCCAGAAATGACTCACCTGATATAGACCTTGACTTTCAGAGTGAGAGACGTGATGAAGTTAAGGAATATATGAAAGACAAATGGGGACATGATAAAGTCAAGAATGTGGCTGGCTATACCATGTATCATGAAAAAGGATTGGTTGACGATATTGGACGTTGTTGGTGTATACCACCATTTGAGACTAAGCGTTTCAAGAAAATGCTAATTGAGGAAGGTGGAAGCAATACCATTCCTGAAGTGCTTGAAGAAATTCGAAAGGCATATCCTGCAGTTCCAGAAGGAATGGATAGAATGTTGGGGCAATTGCGTGGTTTTACCGTACATGCAGCTGGACTTGTTGTATCTAGTGAATCCTTGGCTAACATAACCACCATCATGGGAGACCAAATAGCATTAGACAAACGTGACGCTGAATACCTTAATCTATTGAAAATTGATGCTTTAAGCCTAAAAACTTTGGACATAATAGCGTTAGCCTTAGACAAGATAGGAATGACCGTGGAACAACTTTACAATCTTCCACTGGATGATAAAGAAGTATTTGAAGGCTTCAAAAAGGGTGATATGCAGGGCATATTCCAATATTCTGGTAATACAACCAGAACCGTATGTATGAAGGCATTACGTGACATCGATATGGATGTAACTGATTTTTCTGCCATATTCGACGTTGTAACAGATGTTAACACGCTTTCAAGACCAGCATCCATGAACAACGGTTCAACCAATAGATATATAGCAAATGAAGTAGACAATATTCATCCATGGATATCCAAGCATACTGAAAACACACGTGGACAAATTATTTATCAGGAACAAATAATGAGAGTTTTGCGTGAGGGAGATCTCGATTGGGCAGATGTAACAGCAGTTAGAAAACTCATGTGTAAACACGAAGGTAAGGAAAAACTGGCTGGCATCAAGGCAAGGTTCTTTAAAAGCCTAATGTCATTTGGTTCAGACAGAGAAATGTGTGATATCGTATGGTCACGTATCGGCGATGAAGGTGCATATGGCTTTAACGTTGCCCATTGTGTGGCTTATACATTAATTGCTTATTTCACCATGTGGTTAAAGGTGCATTATCCATTGGTATTTTATTGGGCAAACATGATGATCACACCTGAAGACAACAGCATCCTCAGAGAATTTGCTCAGAGCGGTGGACATATCTTTGAAGTAAGGTTTGGTAAGTCGGAAACCAACTGGAGCATCGATTATGATAAGAACGGACTCAGAGCAGGTTATACCACCATCAAGGGAGTTGGAGAGAAGACAGCCATTAAGTTAATGACAATGCAAGAACAACACCGTCTCCCTTCAGGTGAAATAGAGATCGATATTAGCGATTTCAGTAATAAGATATTCTCTGCATTGCAGGGAGCAAACGCATTTGATGATGATCAAGAACTGCACGATTACCTGGGATTTAACGATTTGACCATGGCTGCACTTGACTGTCCACAACGTGTTAAAATCAATGATGTGCAGGATGGTGATATGAACACTATAATCTGCAAACTAAGTGATTTTAAGATCAAAAATCTTAGAGAATATTATAAGAAAAATGGCAAGGACTACAACGAAGTGCAAAAAGGTCATCTTGACACCTATGTCAACATGAGGGTTTATGATGATGATGGTGAAATGATGATCACCCTTAGCAGGTACAAATATCCACAATTTGAAGAAGTCGTTGCGGGCTTCGACAAGGATAAGGTATATGAAATACTTGTGGATTACAATGGCAGTAAGAGCAAAGGATACATCATGAACATTAGTGAAGCAGGTAATAAATTCATTATACCAGACGATGATGAGGATGTGTTGTGTATTGAGTAAACAGAGCGAATACAAAGCATTTAACAACAAATTTGCATTTAAGCATGGAATGAGCAAAAGCAGGTTGATGAATATCTTTAGAAATATGAAATCAAGGTGTTTTAATTGCAAACATGAACATTACAAGGATTACGGTGGCAGAGGAATTACAGTTTGTTATGAATGGTATAATTTTGTACCATTCATGGAATGGGCACTTTCACATGGTTACAGCGAAGATTTGACACTTGACCGTATCAATGGCAACGGAAATTACGAACCAGACAATTGCAGGTGGATAACCAATTTAGAGCAACAAAGCAATAAAAGAAACAATGTCTGGATTGAGATTGATGGTGTTGTTGATACAGCATCTGGATGGAGTAAAAAGTCTGGTGTTATATCAAGCACAATAACACGAAGATACCATAGAGGTGTTAGAGGTGCAGAATTAATAATTAAGAAGGGAGCAAAGTGAGATGGTAAACGATAATGCTTACAAAATACTGGCTAAAAGATACTTAGCAAAGGACTTAGAAGGAAATCTGATTGAAGATGTGGAGGGCATGTTTCGACGTGTCGCTCACACCATCGCACAATCAGAGACTAAGTACAAAAACGGGAATCCCGAAAAGGCAGAGCAGATTTATTATGACATGATGACAAACATGGAGTTCTTACCGAACTCACCAACGCTTATGAATGCTGGAAGACCATTGGGACAGCTGAGTGCTTGCTTTGTTCTTCCTATTGAAGACTCCACAGAATCCATCTTCGATGCCATCAAGTACGCAGCACTGATACACAAATCAGGCGGTGGCACAGGATTCAGTTTTACAAGACTCAGACAGTCAGGTAGCATTGTTAAAAGCACTAATGGTGTGGCATCTGGACCAATTTCGTTTCTTAAAGTATTCAACGCTGCAACAGAATGCATTAAGCAAGGCGGTGTACGCAGAGGTGCTAATATGGGTATCCTTCGAGTGGATCACCCAGACATAATTGCTTTCATTAATTGCAAGGCTGTGAACACTGAAATTACCAACTTCAATTTGTCAGTGGGAATAACAGATGCCTTCATGGAAGCAGTTGAACATAACGCCAAATATGACTTAATTGACCCACGTACAAAGGAGAAGGTAGGAGAACTGGACGCCAAGGAAGTATTTGACATGATAATTGAAGGAGCATGGAAGAATGGAGAGCCAGGAGTTATTTTCTTAGATCGCATCAATGCAGCAAATCCTACACCATGGCTTGGAGAAATGGAAAGTACCAATCCATGTGGAGAACAACCATTACTGCCATATGAAGCCTGTAACCTTGGATCTATAAATCTTGCGAAAATGATGTCAAAAATTACACGTGCAGTTGACTATGTAAAGCTTGAAAGGACAGTAAGATTAGCAGTTAGATTTCTGGATGGAGTTGTAGATGAAAACAATTATCCGTTACCTGAAATCGATAAGATGACACGTTCCACCAGAAAGATTGGTTTGGGTGTTATGGGATGGGCAGACATGCTAATAATGCTTAATATTCCTTACAACAGTGAAGAAGCCATCATATTGGCACACGATATCATGAATTTCATCAATGGTATAGCACATAGCGAAAGTGAGAAATTAGCACAGAAACGTGGTGTTTATCCAGCATTGGACTTATATAAAGGTGATTTTACAGCAATGCCATCACCTCCAATAGTAAGAAATGCTACACGTACAACCATAGCACCAACTGGAACAATATCCATCGTAGCCGACTGCTCAAGTGGTGTCGAACCATTGTTTGCAATAGCGTTCATGCGTGATCAAGCTGACATGAAAATGATGGATGTTAACCCATTGTTTAAGAAAGCACTGGCTAAACATGGCATACCACTAAGCATAGCTTTGGTTGAGAAGATCATGAAAGCTGGCACAATTGCACATATGGATGAAATCCCAGAAGAAATCAAAAGGATATTTGTAACAGCACACGATATTACGCCAGAATGGCATGTTAAGATGCAGGCAGCATTTCAGAAGCATACGGACAATGCTGTATCCAAGACCATCAATTTGCCTAATTCAGCAACCATTGAAGACGTCAAGGATGTTTACATGATGGCATATAAGACAGGCTGCAAAGGAACTACAATGTATCGTGATGGCAGTAGAGACACACAAGTATTGACCACTGGAGCAACTTTTGATAAGACTAATGACAAATGTCCAAAATGTGGCGAAAACAAGGATATGTTGCCAAGTTGTTTCTGTAAATTAGGTGAACAGCCAGCAACCCTTCAGGTGAAACCAAGAATTAGACCTGATACAACGACTGGATTTACTGAGAAGGTGCAGATAGGCTGTGGCAAGCTGTACGTTACTGTGAACTATGATGATCAAGGGTTATGTGAAGTATTCACAAACACAGGCAGGAGTGGTGGTTGTCCATCACAAAGTGAAGCAGTGTCTAGACTTGTCAGTTTGGGTTTAAGGAGTGGTGTACAACCAGCTGCAATAATTGACCAGCTGAAAGGAATTCGTTGCTCATCAACCACTGGGAAGGGTTTAAAATGTACCTCTTGTCCTGATGCCATAGGCAAGTTGCTTGAAAAAGTTATGAAGCAACAACATAAAAATGAACCTATAAAAGATGTGGTTTACGATGTGGTTGGAGATGCACGTTGTCCAGAATGCTCAGAACCAGTTGAACATGCAGGTGGCTGCATGGTGTGCCGAAATTGTGGATTCTCGAAATGCGGATGACAGGAATGTAAAAGGGCACAGATATGTATAATAAATTAGGAGTCAAGGATACAAAGGCAGGTCATTAAGACCGCTAAGTATCCTTTGTTACTCCTAATAGTTAAAGGTGGTGATTTGAATGGCTATTATTAAACATTATGTGCTCAAATTTAGGTTCATGCAAGAATGTTGTCCATATCATTATCACTGGTGTAGTGGGAAACACATACCAGAAATTGATTTAAAGACAGGGCAAGACAAAAGCGGTTTTACAGATTTAGAGCCGTGCAAACACTGTATAAATGACATATGTCGACATCCATCTAGAAAGGTGAAGTGATTGTTATGTGTCCATATGCACAATTTTTGTATGGTAATAATCAAGGTGACTTAATTTGTACAGCGAACAATGCATTAAACTTATGTTGTATGTCAAAAAATGGGTTCATACCCGAATATTTAATGATAAAATGTGAAAGGATGGTAAACAAAAATGGGACAAGCACAACAAGTAATCGTTGCACAGAAGTTTGTAACAATGAAAGGAAAAGCGGGGGATAATCTTTCAGATGCTCTCATGGATGCAGTAGTTCAAACTCAGTCAGAATTAGAGGGAAAGGGATTAAAGGGATGTACAGCTGTAGTCAAACAAGTAATAACAACTGGTACACTTGCAATTTTAGTTACAATTATTATAGACATAATGCAAATAGCTATCATACAAGCAAATCCCGAATCCAATCCTGAACCAGAATCCAGACTCAAAATCATAAAATGATGAAAGGTTGGTATCATTATGGCAATGTCTAAGATTAATGATGACTGCATGTTCTTTGGGTTAGAACTCACAGAAGAACAAACCAAATTTAGGGATGCCATCTATGATGGTAACAAAGACATCATTTTCAGCAATTCAAAGGCAGGTACTGGAAAAACCTTGATAGCTGTAGCAACCGCTAAAATGCTGGTTGCGGAGAAAGGCTATGATGGTTTAATTTACATCGTAAGTGTAGGCAACATGGAAAAGACGGTTGGTTTCCTTCCAGGAACTATAGAAGAAAAGATAGCACCATACAGCCAACCATTGGAAGATGCACTCATCAAGATTGGTGAGCAGCCTGAAAAAGCTATCTTCAATATAAATGATGATCCGAAGAAGCAAAAGAATGCTTGGGTATATTGTATAAGCCACACATTCTTACGTGGCGTCAACTTTGAAAACAAGGTTGTCATTATTGATGAATTTCAGAATATGTATTTAGATGAAGCCAAGAAAGTGCTTACCAGAATGCACGATAACTGCAGAGTCATATGTATCGGACATAGCCAACAGTGCGATCTCTATAAAAATAAGCAGAACAGCGGTTTCGTCAAGTATATCGAACATTTCAGCAAGTTTGACCGCTGTGCAGTGGTTAATCTGACTCACAATTTCCGTGGTTGGTTATCTAGAGCAGCTGATGAGGTAAATGAATGAAATGTGAATTAAACGGTGGGTATAGGAAATGGTGAATTGGGTAAGGTAACAAGGATAGAACTTATTGGAAATGAAATATATTATACATTGAGTCTATTTAATGGATTTGATAATGGTGGAAATCTTCCAATACAGTGCATCCAGATAAAAGAAGATCATTTGGTGGACATGCTTAAAACACCCAAATCGACAAGTAGGTGAAAAGCCTACAATTAATCGGAAATATTGCATGTCACGCAGGTGTAGGCTTAGCGAAAGTATGAGAAGGAGACTATGAACATGGAGTTAAATATTGTTTTAAATACAACGGACTACACAGTAAAGAGAGGTGCAACCGTCATTGGCGACATAAAGAAATTGGCTGATGGCTCAGTTGTATTCGTATCAGGTGTACAAATTGTGTACTCTGTGACTGAAATAACTCAAATATCTGCCTTCATGGCAACTTTGGGATAATATAAAACAACAAAGGACACAAGGCAATGGCTTTGTGTCCTTTCTATATCTAGGAGGAAGACATGGGTAACAACACAAAGCATGGTTTGTCAGATTCAAGAATTTATAGAATTTGGCGTGGGATGAGAGACCGATGCAAACATATCAATAATCATAAATACAAAGATTACGGTGGCAGAGGAATAAGTGTGTGTGAAGAATGGGATTTATCATTTGAAAAATTCTATAAATGGGCTATAGATAATGGTTATCACGACAATTTTTCAATTGACCGCAAAGACAATAATGGCAATTATGAACCAGAAAATTGCCAATGGAGTTCTTCAGGAGAGCAGGCAAACAACAAGCGTAATAATTGCATTGTGGAAGTTAACGGTGTGACAAAAACGCTTCCACAATGGTCTAAATTCACAGGCATACCAATCGAAATCCTTAGATCACGCTATTATAAATATGGATATCGTGGAAAAGAATTGTTGGACTACAAAACACCTAATCGTATACAAAAAGTTATCGCAATTGATCCAGGAGAACAAGGGCATAATGGCATCTGCATAGCTAAGCGTGGTGTAAAACCAGATGATTGGAGTATCACATATATCAATGCAGTCGACAAATATACACTTTTTAGAATTCTCGAAACAGAATTCGACAAAAGAATTAACACTTTCCTAATTTATGAAACATATCGACTATATGAAAGCAAGGCTAAAACTCAGATTGGTAATGAATTTGAGACTGTGCAGATCATCGGTGTCATAAAATATATCTGTGAAAAGCGTGGTGTGCCATACATTGATTCGCCTACCAGCAACAAAGCGTTCTTTACAGACATTCGCCTGAAGGACATGAATTTATACATACCGATTGACCATAAACGTGATGCCATTAGACATTTCTTGTATTGGCTATATTTCACGTCCAGACTGGGAGATCAGCACGATTTAGTAGGAATGAGGAAAGGAAAATGATTATGGACAGACTGATTATATTTAAGCCTGACGCAGTAGAAAAGGGCATTCACACAGCAGTTCTTGAAACAATGCCAAAACCAAAGAGATCGTACATGTGCAGCCTACCAGCACCGTTTTGGGAAGATCATTATTCTCATGTTAAAGTCGAGATGGGTAAACATTGGCAGGGCATGATTGATTGGTTGGCAAATGCAGCTGTATGTGTGGTGGTGCTTCCAATCCGTGATGGGATTGACTGGAAGACAACTGTCAGAGAGAATTTCAGCAACGACATTGATGGATATCATAACTTGATCCATGTATCCGATGATGGAAGGGCTGATGCAGAGTTTGATAAGGTATGTAAATTTGTATTGTCAACAGACGGAATTCGGGAATGAAAATTCGGTTGCCACTGTATAATTGTTATGAACAGTTATATGGTGGCAAAATTTTGTTAAGGATGTGATAAGAATGCATGAAAGACATGGTATGCGTGACTCAAGACTTTACAATATATGGAGCAAAATGCGTAACAGATGCAATAACCCAAATAATGAAAGATATGAAGACTATGGTGGAAGAGGGATTACCGTGTGCAAGGAGTGGAATGAGACTTTCATTTATTTTTGGAATTGGGCACTTGCCAATGGGTATTCTGACACATTAACTTTGGAGCGTAAAGATAACAATTTAGGATACAATCCAAAGAACTGTAAATGGGCAACTTATAAAGAGCAAAACAAAAATCGTAGACCAACACTAAAGAAAATTCGTTAAGCGTTGTTTAGGACGCTGCAGAAGGATCACTAAGCAACAATTGGAAGGTAGGCTGGTATATTTGCTGTCCAGCAATCCAAATTGGCTAAAAGCCAAAATACAAACAAGAAAAGGGAGATAACGTTATGGAAACAAAGATTTTGAAGGTAGTACAACGTTGTGACGGAAGATATGTTGGTGAGTTGGAAGTGGTTGGTTCAACTCGAAAAGTAAAGATTTGTGTAAGGTTTGATGAGGTAGATCTAAAACCGCTTGCTGATGTTTTGCAAAAATATCTCGAAGAACATCCAGAAATAGTAGAACAAGCAGAAGCTTTTGAGAATTGACAAGACGAAAGCGATAAAGATGCAAAGTGTGATAATGAACACTATGGGCTGATTAATGTAGAGGGAGATGGTATCCATGCACAACAAAAGCATATGGCACTGGGATAGTGACCTTATATGTTGGGTAGCATTTGTCGAAGGTATCATGGTTTTAAGTGATACCTTTATACAAAAGCTTGACGCATACGACTGGAAAGTTAAGATCATACCTTCAGCTGGTGGTACAGAATTTACAACGATCGTAGCGGTTGGCAGCTGCTTGTACCTTACAAGGCACATCATGGATGCCAAAGACGGAGATGTTATATACAGACGTGACATAAGCGGTGATGCTGATGGCATATTCGACGCAAGATTCATTAATTTGAGTCTTTACGCATGGGACAGACCATTGGGATATTATGATCCAACTGTGATTAGAGAAAGGAAATGATAATATGACAGAGGTTATTGTAACAACAGATGGCAGCGTGTCTGGCAATGGTAAGCCTGATGCCATAGGTGGCTGGGCATGTATTTTACAGGCATTCAAAAGCGAAATGGCGTCAAGTGACAGTGATACCCTTCAGGTGTTGCTGGCTGAGAAGGAATACAGCGGTAAATTGGTATATGAGACTGATAATTGTCCAGTTACCAATATCCGTGCTGAGCAGTATGGCATATTGAAAGGCTTAGAAGAAGTATGTGGCAGGAACTGTAGAATCGAAGTCCATTCAGATAGTGAACTGTGCATCAAAACCTTGAATGGTGAGTACAGTAGGAAGACTAACCAAGACCTGTGGGAACGACTGGATAAGCGGTGTATGGAATTGAAACAACGTGGCTGTAGTATAATGTTTATGTGGATCAAAGGACATAGCACCAATGTTTTGAACAATCGTGCCGATAAACTTGCTGGTAAGGCTAAAAAGGTGGTGTTGCTAAATGGATAATGAAGATCAATGCAAAAGTTGCCCATGTTCTTCATGGGGTGAACCAAAAGACGATGATGTGTGTAATGCATGCATTGAAGAAAAATTTAACCAATGCAAAGATTGTTCATATGCTTCATTTGGACTGCCAGATATGTTTTGTGATGTATGTGCCAGCTGTCAGGAAGAAGATGAGGTATAACCATGAATGTGACGTTAAACAAGGGTGAGATGGCTGTCATTGAACAGAAAGCAATCGAGAAAGCAACGCAGAAAGCAGCAAAGTCTAATAAAATGACTGTAGAAAAGTTTCTAACATTGTACAAATGCACTAGCATAAGCTATTATAACGGATTGTTCACAGTCGAATTTTCCAGTAGAATTGCTGAATCAATGAAAATAGGAAAACCAGTGGAAATGGTAATTCGAAAACCGTTTATGATAGACATAGGAAGGTGAAAACATGGCTATAAACAAAAAGGCACTCAAGAACTGCATGGCAACACCGTTTCGATATGATGAAGTAAACGAAGTCTACGAAATGTGGGATGATGACGATGTCGTAGAATGCTTGCTGCATTATGCCATGGTTTGTGGGTACAAGCCAAGTTACATGATCAATGTGTTTGAGGCACAATTTCAAGAGATCAACAGACAGAACAACAGAGCAATTGCAGAGTTACAAATATTGTTGTTATCGAAAGGATGGTATTAACATGGGTATAATAGAATACTTTGGTTTGGTTATTTTGTTGACATTATTGATAAGCATATGGAGAAGCATTGCTATATCTAACACTATGACGTTCACACCTGAAGAGTCGCAGGAAACACAGCCATGGCAATACAAGCCGCATCAATGTAAGTTGGCAAGATACGATTACACAAGGGAATTTGACAAGGACAATCAAAGGTGGATCATAACCTTAAAGAATACAGAATATGACATCGTAAGCTATGTCTATAGAGAAGATATCATTAACAAAGGAACTACTCTAAAGAGTGCATTAGAAGAACTTCTACCTAAAATGAAAGCACTGGAGAAAACCTATAAGGATTTGGAACATTTCTCTATACATGATAATTGTTGTGGTGAGAAAGGTGTTGGTGATAATGACCTTCCTTAAGGGAATCTTGGCAGGGTTATTCTTTACAAGCGTGCTGGCAGCATGGTGTGTACTGATATACAAATTGGCTGAAATGATTATAGAATGGGAAAGGATGATGACGTATGGCACAGGACTTTGATTTTAAGAAAGCTATGGAAAACGAACTCCACAAGGCTGCAGCTAAGGTGAGTCTAGAAAAAATGAAGGAGAATCTACAGGCATACGCAATGGCATCTGAGGGCTTGGCACTGGTAATGAAGACTTGGTATGATGGTTTCGTTAAGGCAGGGTTTGACAGCATGCAATCAATGTATCTCACAAGTAATATGGGCAGCACAATGTTCTTGTCAGCATTATCACAGGGTGGTGCTGATGGAGACAAACCAAAAGGGAGGTAAACCAGCATGGTATCAGCATTAATAATAGCACTGGCAATTGTAGCATCAGCAGTAGTTCTCACATTATGGATGATGGGAGCGTTCATGGTTGTAGACCTGTTAGAATGGCATTCCGTATGGTTACAGGTGTTTGCCATAGCAATATATGTTGTTTCCACACTCACGTTTATAACGTGGGTGTACATGAAATTAGGAGGTGCGGTATGACGTCATTAGTAAAGCTAAAACATTTGGTAAACAGAGTAATAGAACTGCAAAGGGAACAGGACGAACTCAAGACATCCATCAGCAACCTATATGACGACTTTGCTAGTGATAGCAACACAGCCATCAAAATACTTAGAGAAGCTAAGAAGGTGGTTGATCAGAAGCTTATAGCATTAGGAGATTTATATTGCAGCGTGAACCATTCTTCAGGTGAATTAGACGGTATCAACAGCACTAACATAACAGTTTGGGATAATTCTCAGAACATCAAGCCAACAGATGGACCACAACCACAGCCAGAACCCGAAACAACAGAGAAAGAACCAGAACCTGTAGATGAAGAACCTGATGATGGATTACGTAATTGTCCACGTTGTAATAGAACAGGTGTCCGGTTGTCTAGAGAGAGAGACGACTGCTGATCGAGAAAAGATTTGTAACCTTCATATTAACTGGTTATGGTACACATTGTCAACGCTGTAGTGGTACTGGCAGAATTAAGAAACCTCACAAACCAAATGTAACAGTGCAGCACGGAGTGTATGATCCAGGTGTAATATAAAGAAGGGAAGGTAAAGATTAATGAGAGTAAATGTTGAACTGAGATACCTATTGTACAGGCTTCAGGAGTTGCAGGCAGAACAGAAAGACTATGAAACGGCAATCACTAATCTGAGTGATGATGGTGATGAGGTAAGCCTTGCAGTCAAATCACTCAGAGAATGCAAACGCATTGTCGATGGTAAAATTTTAGTGTTAATGAACACAGATTGTATGTTGATTGCCACAACACCTGCAGCCATTGATGGCGTAACCAACATAAAGGAACGTTGGAACACTGACGATGAAGAAAATGCTTACAGACTGCAATCTAAGAAGCCTAACCCAAAGTCTGATAAGCTTGAGCAAGGTGGTGAGATGTATGGCTAAGTTAACACTCACATATGACGGTATAACCGACGATTGTAAGGGATGGGCTAAACGTACAGGCATCAGTGAAGTTACCATCAGAAGACGAATTAGCTATGGCTGGACACCAGAGCAAGTGCTCACAACAAGCACAGAGAGAAAGTCTTGGGCAGAGACTATCACATTCAATGGAGTTACTGACACATACGCAGGTTGGGCAAAGAAGATGAACATCAGTGAGAGTGCATTGAGAGGTAGACTTAACAAGAAACGTCGTGTCAATGAAGATGGTGTGTGGAGTTTGGAAGCAGCACTCACAACACCAGCCAAACGCAGTAGTTGGAATGAGAAACAAATAATATTGAAGCAGCATGGGTTGGGTAAGATGACTACTGATAAGAACTACAACCCATTAAAGCAAACCATGAAGTATAACAAATGTGACATCGATGACATAATGGAAATGCTTAGCAACAAGGATGATAGTGAGCCAGTCAACGATGTTCCGATATTCAAAGACGATTAATTTTCTCATCATTAGTGCTAAGTTCGGGAACACACTCTTTAAGAATCAGGTAACACATGACATGACTATGATTGCTGAGATTAGAGGAAAAATTCCTGAGATTAACGTCTATGAAATTGATTTTTTATTCCTTTTTCGCATTAAAAGAAAATTATTAATTAATTAATTTGTTTAAAGGGAAGTAAACAAATTTTAACCAAAACCTATACCCCGATGTCAGGAAATTTTACTGTAACTAATCATGACAATAGCCAATCTGGTGAAAACTGGGTTGGCTATACTGCGTTGTTCTGGACTTTGGCAAGGTAACGGTATGGAGAACCCACCGTAATGCACGGTATGGTGATGATATCATTTCTGTAACGGTTAAAACAATTGCGAAGTCCTTGCGTATGAGCCATAATTAAAGGTATGGAACGCAGTCACGCATATACAGAAATGTGTGGCGTTATCATACACTCTGCGTATTTGGAGGTGATGAGACATGAGTACATACAAGACAGAAGCGGTGGATGACAAAGACAAGAAATTAAACCATAGACAAATAGTGTTTGTGGATGCTTATCTCATGAATGGTTTCAATGTCATAGCTGCAGGACGTATAGCACATCCTACGTGTAATCCTAAATCTTTGGCTGGTTGGTCATGGAAAACTTTCAGAATGCCACATGTCACAGCTGAGATTAACAAACGTAAGGAAGAAGTCTTACATGATATGGGATTTAATAAAGAACACTTGGTTGCTGAATGGATGAAGCTGGCTAATGCAGATGCAAGCGACTTTGTTGAGTGGGAACTTAAGTATGAACCAGAGACACAAACATATCTACCTATTATCCGTATGAAGCCATCAAGTGAAGTGGATGGTGCATGTATCAAATCAGTTAAGATAGGTAGGACTGGAAAGATAGAATTTGAGTTATATGACAAAACAGTGGCAATGAAGCAGGTTGGTGAGATCATGGGATTGTATCCTAAGACTCAGCAGGTAGAAATAACTGGTAGGGATGGAAGCCCTATTCAAGTTGAAGAAATCAAGAACAAGATGCTTGAAAAGCTAAACAAAATAGTAGCTGTAACACAGGAGGTCAAAGATGAATGAAAGGCACAACCTAGGAAAGGTTGGATTGGAACTCATAAAACCTGTAAGGAAGTGAGTTTGTATGAAGACAAATGTTATGAATACAATGCAAATGGATATTAAGTTGGCTGAGGGATTAGCCAAGATGACTGCAGAAGAGAGATCAATGTTCTTAAACGAGATGACGGATGATGAAATAAGGATGTTGGAGTTCTCATGGTATGTATGGGCAAGACCTGCACAACGTTTGCCTGAGAAGCAGTTTCGTATTTGGCTAATACAAGCAGGACGTGGATTTGGCAAGACTAGGACTGGTGCTGAGACTGTCAGGCTGTGGAAAGATCTAGGATTCAGACGTTTCGCCATGGTTGGTATAACACCAGCCGATGCCCGTGATGTTATGATTGAAGG